AACGTTAGCTCGCCACCTGCCTGTTGTAGTTGCTTAATAGACAGACCAGCAGCTCTCACTTGACCGACTGACAATGGGGCATAATCACCAAATTTAAGTCTTCCTTTTAGTCGGCGTGATATTTGATTTAAAGTCTCGCCAGATAAGAGCCCTTGTCGCGTAATTTGAGCAAACATTTCAGCAGAGTTTATCGCCAAGCCTCTGAACGCTTTGTCGATGATCTTGCCATTTGGTAGCGTTATCGCACTTCCCTGTAACGAAGTTAAGTTAAAAGTCGAACGTCCTACCACACGTTGAGCGCCCTGCTCTACACCATAAACCGATTTAAACAGATCGTCGCTCAAGACAACTGTGTTTATGTCAGTAGGATCGGTCAAGACTACAGTACGTGCAAAGTCAGCCGAAACCTCAACAGTATTGACTAAAGAGCGCGATCCTGCAGGTATTACGTTTCTTAACTGCTGAGTCACAAAATCTGTTTGTAATATCGCCAAGCCTTGCAACTCTGTCGCCGTGAAATTACTTGCGTCACCGGCCCAACCTGTGAGTGATTCCTTTAATTGCGCGAGTACACTTCTCAGCCTTGCGGCGCGGAACAATTGATTCGCGTCATCTAAACCAAGTTCGTCGATAATTTTGAGTTGATTTACAGCGTCAACAATAATGTCATTGTAAACATTGATAATACGGCGAGCCACAGAATTGCTGAAACGATTGAGATCAATCGCATTTCTATAAAGCTCAGCGGGGACAGTCATTGATCTTCTTCTTCAAGGCCGATCTCTGCTGCTGAATATGGCGAAATTATGCAAATGTCTGCGCCAGCTTCTATCGCGCTTTTCATGCAATCAATGAATCCACTTAATGTCTCCAATCCTTCATCAATTAGTCGCACCTCTTCCACTGATTCTAAGACGCCATCATAGAACCAAGTCATTCGGATAATTGCAAATACATTGTCGGGCAACTTGCGCTGTGTGTATTGAAGTAGGCGGCGATCAGTGTTGCTGCTCATAGATCCAATTATGCTGCACCTATTCTGGCACAAATATCAGGAGACGTTAGGTGTGGATTCTTCTATCAATGTGGATTCTGTTTCATCCAGTAAGCCGCCATTTTGCGTAGCATCAAGCTCGTTATCAACATCAAAATCATCACCTAATACTTCGCCTTCACTTAGCTGAGAAAGTAGCGTCTCCTGCGTAATTGTGCCCGCAGTGTATAGCTGAAGTAGTGACTGAATCTCCTGTGGTTCAAGCCTAGATCCAAGGAAGTCGCGATTAACATAGCAACTGCCTGGTTGTGAGTCGCCAAGATATTGGGCGTGATATTGCAAACAATTATCAATCATATCCTGCATGTTTTGCGCGATAACCATCATTGTGCTATCGCCTTGTGACCTATCAATCCTCTTGGCTTCTGCAGTTTCAGCGCTCAACTTTTGCCCTAATACTGCGGACAAACCTAACTCATTTATTTGTTGCTCAATTTGCTCCAAACGCTGGAACTGTGAAGAAAATGCGTCACTTGGCGGAGATATGTACTCTGCGCGACCATCTGCAGGGAATGCTATGGCTTCTCCCGGGCCAGCAGAAACCTCTTCAGCCGATGATGGGAAGCCATAAAAAGCGAGCATTGGTACAGCACTGATGTGGAGTTGATTGTCTAGATCAGACTGGACCTGGTACGCTTTTAGATTCAACATCGCGATGTCTTCCAGTGGCGGACGCGATTCAAAGTAATTAATACGGTTGCTATACGCGACACTAAATGGGATCTGACTCAAAGATGTTCGGCCTTCATCAACAATGACAAAGTCGCTTTTCTTATTGTCGCGTTGATAGACTTTATATTCTCCTGGTGTCAAAACCCTGACTTGATCAATTATTTTCTCGCCAAAATCGCCATCTGGCACTGTTACTTTTTCCCTTAATCGGAGCTGTGTAAGAACTTGCTCGCCGTCAATGATCTCATTTCTGAACCCTAGTATATCTCTTGGCGTGTAGGTTACATAATATGGCCGACCCTTGCCATCTGTGGGCGCGTCAACAAGAACACCAACGTGGCCATAACGTATCATTTTTCTCGCCGTTTCATACGTCCAGACGTTTAAGTCGTCTTGCAGGTCAACATGAAACAGTTGCTCGCGTATTTGGTCAGATGTCTCATTGAGTCGCACTGGTTTGCGTGTGAGCATACCCGCGAGCATTCTCTCTAGTCGTTGATAGTAAGGCGGACAAATAGATGTTGCTAAACGGCGATCATATGACTCATCTAACTCGCGTATTTCCTGCGGGAGGTAGCGCCGATGCCTTCTTCTTATCTCATAAGTGCCGCCAATAAGGTCTTCAATCAGCACCCAGTGCGGCTGCATAGCGTGCCACGCCGAGTTTTCATCATCTACCTTGGCGACTGGCCTGTAGTGTTGTCGATCATAATGCTGAAAACCTGAATACACCGCACTAACGCACCCAATAGTTATAGTTTAATCAATAGATTCGCACACCAGTTCCTCGACCTGCACGGGCATGTAATGGGTTGTATTGTCGCCATACTAAGTAGCCTAATGCGTCCACAAAGTGATCATATCCAGCCTCTTTGTCAGGCTCTCCGCGATCATTGTAGCTTTGAAGCTCCAAACACTCTATAAGTCTCCGACAATTCTGCTGTATTTGCAAGCGCACTTCGCCCTTCCCATTTTCTAAAACCGCCTGTACTGCAGCAACTCTGTCGCGGACTGGTGGGTTAGCACGCGGAGATTGATTACTGAATCCATAACTTTCAAGAATCTGAATGTCAGTGCGCGATGCGTTGGTGCTTCTATTGCCACCAGAGGCGTCTGGATAAACGTAAACTTTGCGGTCCTCATAACGTCTACGAATTTCTTTGGCGAGCGTATCTGTGTCTTGACTCGCCACAATCTCATCAATGACAACCAATTTGTCGGGGAGTTTAACTGCAATTACGGCCGACATATTGTTTATATTAAAGTCGAGCCCACAGTGAATTGGCTCAGAATTATATGCCTCAACCTTGCAAATGTGCTTGCTACGATCGAATCTATTGTAAACTTGGCCGAGTGTAAGACATACAAACTCGCCATTTAGATAAGCCTGTAAAGTTTTTGGATCATAGTTACTCCTCATACGATCGATAAAATCAGCAGGCAAATGTGGATTATCTTGTGTTCTCATTTTTATCAATTTACGATCATCTCTTTGCTTGGCTTCCTCGGTCCCAAATGTATTCCACATCCACCTGAAACCCTCAGGTGTAGATGATACGGCAAACTGTCTTTGATTGCCTGCCCTAAGTCGGCCCAAGATTTTTGGAAATGCCTTGTCCGCTATGCTCGGCGCAACTGTATCAATTTCATCACATAAAACCCACGCAAGGTTGAGACCTACAATACGACTCCAACTTTCAAAACTTCGGCAAATTATTTTCGTTTCTCCGCCTGGGAGATGCAAAACATATTCTGGCAGTGGACTTGACCTAAAGCTATGTGGTATATTGTGGCGATCTAAATAGTCATCAAAGTCATTCAACCAAATATCGCGAACAAGAGGGCCAGTTGGCTCCATAACGCAACCAATGTAGCCTTGATTGGCGATTGCCAAGATTGTTGCTTTGCAGCACATCGCAAAAGTCTTACCCGATCCATAGCCTGCACTTAGCCCGAGTATTTCAGTTGTACTGTCCTCGGCAAACTCAAGCTGACCAGGGTGTAACTCAGCTTTTATTTTTTTTAGTAGTTGGTCGATGTCAATCCTAGTATCACCACTCTCAAGGCGATCAAGGATACAGCCTTCTCTTGTGGATAATATAGACACTACTTATCAACTTGACCGAGACGTGCAAGTGTATTGACCGCGCCAAGTGCAATATTTAATTGATTTGTCCGCCTTGCCTCCATCTGTATGCTCGCAGCTTGTTGCATCAATTCTGCGACAAATTGTGCCCTATCAATGTCGAAATCTTTCATAATCATTCCTTTTACGTGCGGCAAATATTTTTTCGCTGTTTCCTCACTTATTCCCCATTGTGAAGTCGCAAAACGAATACAATCTTGAGCCGTGCCACCATTTCTTATTAGATTAAACAGGCGATTATACCTGTATATTTTCTCTGCTGCAGACGCACGTCTCGAAACAGGTTTTCCATCTTTGCGTGGACGTGGCATTACTTAATACCTAATAGTGCGGCTGCCTCTGGGTTCCTAGGTCCACAATAGCGGAAACTTGCAGTTACGCGATCAGTGCCTAATGATGTTCGCCATTTGCTCATTTGCCATGTTTTAGCTTTCAAATTTCGTCGCGCCCTTTGATCACAATTGTTTGATGGTTTTCTTGTCATATTCCAATGCGGCGATTTAGCTCTGTGCGCAATCATTGCTGGATTAGCTGTTACAGTC